TTCATTTCAATGTGCAATTAGTAATACAATAGACAAATGAATACTTATATTTTAATGTTATCAAAAACCTTTCCAAAGGGACATCTCCATGCCGGAGAACAAACCTTTTTTAAGGAGAAGCTCGGTATAAGCAAACTGCATACTATTCGTGCAAATTAT